CAGGAAGCGAACGACCGGCCCTGCTTCCTTGTACTTAAGACCGGTAGTGAGAGCGCGCAAGTGTCCCCTACACCCAAGCAGGCTCACGTCCATGTGCCGTAACCGGCAACCAATTAGGGAGAAAGAAAGACAGATGTCAGAGTCTATCGTCATTGACGACAACACTTCCGCAAGCGACCTCCGAAAGCTGTACGAGAAGATGAAGGGTGAACGTGACGCCGCTCTGCAGCGGGCCACTACCCTCGAATCGGAGAAGCGCTCTACCACTGTCGCCGAACTGCTCTCGGCCAAGGGCGTTCAGGGTGCGGCGAAGGCTGCGAAGTTCTACCCCGCCGATGGCGCGGTGGACGAAGCGTCTGTCGTGTCGTGGATCGAGGAGAACAAGGATTTCCTGAAGGTCGGTGACCCCAAGAGTCCTGCATCCCCGACTGCGCCCAGTTCCACCAGTACTCCTCCGGCTCCTGCTGGAGCGGTTCCTGACCCCAACGATCTTGCTGCTCAGCTCGTGGCTCTTGCCACCGCTGCAGGTGCGGCGAACGAGCCGTTCGGTATGAGCAACCCGCAGGGTGCTCCCACGCTCGATATCGACCGCATGAATCAGATCATGGAGCAGATGCGAACCGCCCCGCGAACCGCTGAGGGGTATGCACAACTCGTTCAGTCGGGCATCTTCCCGGCTGACTATTCAGGCATGTAATTCCACTTCATCAGAAAGGGTTAGCAAATGGCTAACGTCTTTACTGATGGTGGGGTCGTATGGGCGAACTTCCTGGCTACCGGTTACGACACGTTCATCGAGTACCAGCTCCGTTCGGAGCCGATCTTCCGCTCGGTGGCCGTGGACAAGTACCCCGGTTCCATCACCAACCCTGGCCCCACCGTCACCCTGTCTCTGGCTCAGGAGTACGCCTCCCTGGCGACCACTCCGCTGACTGAGACCGTGGACCCGGATGCGGTCGCTCCGCCCGCTCCGATCCGCGTGACCGTGACTCTGAACGAGTACGGTAACGCTTCGCTGGAGACTCTGCGACTGAAGCAGCTCGCCTTCGTGAGTGTTGACCCGATGATCGCCAACCTGCTTGGCAAGAACCGGATCGACACGATGGACAAGCTGGTCCAGAACGTCGCGGACACCGGTACCTACATCCTCGGCCCGAACGGCGGCGTCCTGAAGTCTCAGGCGTCCGGCTTCGCTGAGGGCTCTGTGGCTGCTGGTGACACGTTCACCGACAACGCCGCCCGGAACGCCGTGACGCTTCTGCGTCGGCGCAACGTGGTCGGCCGGGACGGCGCTGACAACTTCATGGCTGTCATGCACCCGGACGTGACCGTGGACGTGATGTCGAACACTGGCTGGCTCAACCCGCACGCCTACGTGGACACGCAGAACATCTACCGTGCCGAGATTGGCTCGTACCTGGGCGCTCGGTACCTGGTGTCTCCGCGTGCCACCGTCGTCACTGACGGCGCTGGCGGCACCGTGAAGGTCTACCGGACCTACTACTTTGGCCGTCAGGCCATCGTGGAGGCGATGGTGGAGGACGCGCACACCGTGATCGGTCCCCAGACCGACAAGCTGCGCCGGTTCTTCCCCATCGGCTGGTACGCGCACGGCGGCTGGGCTGTTTACCGCCAGGAGGCGATCCAGCAGGTCCGTACCGCGTCGAGCATCGCGGCCCTGTAATACCGCTATAGAGGCTCCCTGAGCACGCCCCCGGTGTCATCACACCGGGGGCACTCTATTAGGCCCGCATTTTCCGTCATAGCACCCCACGGAGGGGTATTCCAGTGCCTTGCTCTACAGGCTGCCCCACTCCTGGGGCTCACAGCAATTGGGGCGAGTGTGTCAGAAGCAAGCGAGTCCAGCTCTCTGACATCACAGCCCACCAGACCAACCAGGCGATCTACACAGCCAGCGACCTCTACCGCGAGGCCCGCGAGGACGGCCTCCAGCCGGAGAGCGTCACTGTCGATGCCGTGATGAAGGCGAGGCACGTTACCGACCAGACCGGCGTGCCCTTCCGGGCTGACCTACCCTTCAACGGGCAGCGTGTCGGAGAGGAGTAACCGATGTCTACCGCTGGCGACATGGTGACCGAAGTTGTGCAGGCGATGCACGGCTACGGGCAGACCACCGACAGGACCACGATCCTCTCCAATGCTATCGGCCCGACCGACATGACCTTCCAGGTCGATTACGTCCAGTCCACCGCTGGCGGTGTCGTAGCTGGCATCGTTGAGATTGACAACGAGCAGATCATGGTCGCATCAATCGACCAGACTTCCAACACCTGCACCGTCGCTAATGGTGGACGCGGGTGGAACGGCACCACCCCGGCCTCTCACGCGCAGTACACGAAGGTCATCTCGAAGCCGAAGTTCCCGCGCTTCATCGTCCTCCAGATGATGAACGAGGTCATCGGTTCTCTCTATCCGGACCTGTTCGGGATAGGCACTTACACCACCACCGTCTCGTTCCCGCAGTACACCTACACGATCCCAGGCGTTCACCCACTGCGCATCCTGACCTGCGAATGGCAGGACCCAATCCAGCAGTGGCACTCGATTAGGGCAGTTTCCGTTGATCAGTTCGACGGGACCGTTCGGATACTCGGGAGCATGATGCCCGGCAGTCCACTGCGACTGGTGTATGCGGTAGAGCCACAGAAGTTCACCAGCGAGGCTGACGACTTCGTGACCCAGACGTTGCTCCCGGAGAGCACCAAGGATGTCGTGATGCTCGGGGCGATGATGAAGCTTGTTCCGTCCTTCGATATCAGTCGTGCCCAGAACACCTCGGTCGAGCAGCAGTCCCGTAGCACTGCGGTGCCGCCGAACACCGGAATCAACCTCGGCACCTACCTGCAGCGGCAGTTCCAGGCTCGTCTCAGCAACGAGCATGACTCGCTTCGCTACCTCTACCGTCCCCAGATTCGGAGGCTGTTCTAATGGCTCGGCGCTACTACACGAACTTCGCACCGACCCAGAACCTTTCGTCTGGGATCACCTCTGGTGCGCTCACTCTGAACTGTTCGTCCTTCTCCGGCTGGCCGACCAGCTACCCGTTCACGGCCACTATCGACTACGGGCTGTCAAGCGCTGAGATTGTGCTGGTCACCAACATCTCCGGCACGCTTGCCACCATCACGCGCGGTTACGACAACTCGGTGGCCGTAGGTCATGTGGCCGGTGCCACCTTCGACCTGACGCCATCCGCGAAGGACCTGGACGAAGCGAACAGCCACATCAACAGCACCTCCGGTGTGCATGGCATCTCCGGCAGCGTGGTTGGTACCAGCGATGTGCAGACGCTTACCAACAAGACCTTCTCCGG